AAGGGGCTCTATTTAATCTCTATCTAATAGCCTCGCTAATAATTCATAGATGTAGGCTAACAGATTCCTTGAACCGTTGGGATAAGCTCTTTTGTAATTTCTAATCGCTTGGATAAATTCCCATTCTTGTTCTGTGAGCTCTTGGCTCGTTGTCAATTCTTCTTGCATAATTACTTCATTTAATTTAACGATGCAAAGATACTGCGAATTTTCGTAGTATCCAAATTTTTTAGCAACTTTTTTTCATTTTTTTTAAAATTTGCTCTTGAAGTATAATTCTTGAGAGGACAGGTTTTGAAGGTTATTACACTGTGGTGATGATAAAGCTATCGTGGTAGGCGTTATCGAGTAGGTAGGCGTATTTCCACCATAGGAGGTAGTCGAAGCAATCGGAGAGGTGGGTGGCGTGCTCTTGTGGTATAGTGGTGGAGCGTTCACTACTCTTGTCCTTCTCAAAGGCGTCTTCTTTCTGCTTGACGGCAGCGTTTTCCATTGAAACAATGAGGTTAGGGCAGTTGTCTTCATTGATGCGTACGAAGGGCAGGGCGCGGTTGTTTTCCTCTAATATCTCGTTGATAAGGCGGAATTTGAGAATATGGCTTGGGTTATTGCTGTTAGGAGTCTTGTTATACACCTGCCAGCCTGCTGTACGTAGCATATCCTCCACATCTTGGGCAAGGGTGGTCTTACTGTTAGCCTCACTTTTAAATCCCGAACGGTCGTGGTATAGGAATATCTTATTGCAAGTAGCGCGGTGGGGTTCGTAATAGTCTATGATTTTCTTTATCAAATCTGAAAGTTTGAGGGGGTTTTTGACAAAGAAGTCTTTCAGTATTGTTATAGTGTTGGCTACCTTGCTCCATTGGGCTACAATAGCACAGTTGATACGCCCACCGAAGTCGAGCGAGAGTTCGAGGGGTACTCCTCTTACTAAATCGTTGTCGTAGGTGCAGGAGGGGGTGAAGCTCTGCGAGAAGTCTTGCAGGGCGGTAGTGTTGTACTGGTACTTGTAATAATGCTTGTCAGCGCTGAGTTTGGCATAGAAGCCGTCGGCAACCTTACCAGGGCGAATGTTCATTATTTCGGCGTTGAACAGTAGGTCGGACACGCGCTGCTCGTACATTTCTTGAATCCACCCAGGTTTGAGGTTTTCTTGGTTTACGAGGGCGTTGGCTTTGATAAAGAGGTGCTCGGTAGGTTTCTGTTTGGCGAGTTTTTCGCGGGCGGTGAACCATTCTCCCGTTTTGGTGAGGGCAACTGACGAGGTGAAGATAGTAGCATTCAGCAGGCTTGCCTTATCAAAAGCTATCTTCTTGGCGCGGTTGGTTGTCAGTACGTTGTTGAAAAGTCTATCGTATTCTAACAGTGCCGCTTCGTCGCCAATAACGATGTAAGCGTTTAATCCGCGCCCGCTATTAGGGTCATCGAGAGATACAAGCACCAATATAAAGCCATTAGAGAAGTGCACCACGTTGCTCCACGAGTTCGGGGCTTGAAAAGGCATCTCGAAGCCTAACGACTTGCCGTTGCGCCCTACCACATAATCTACATCTTCATAAAAACCAAACATCTCCAAACCCTCTTTAGTAGAGGGAAAAGTACGGCTTTTTATCTGCACAAAAGTAGACCCTACCAGTACACCTGTAGCGCGTGGCATTTGCTTTACCGCTTCCTTTACAAACCAACCGAGTATGGTACTCTTGCCCGTACCACGCCCCGCCTCTATGCAAATGTGTTTTACACCCGCATAGCGGTTGGCAGATACGGCAGCCATCTGCATAGGGTTGAGGAGGATTTGTTTAACAGGTTTAATCAGAGGTTTCATCGTCGGGGTCATCGGTTATATCTTCGTAGTCGGTATCGGTAGCGGGCAAGCTGTTGAAGTCTACTACCCCTGAAGCGAGGGCAGCACGTAACATCTTGGCACTCTTGCGACTCATTCGGATATGATACTCGTTGGCGGTAATCTTCTCGAAGTTGATTTCTTTCTCCTCTTTATCGAAGTTGAATAGGCGCGAGTAGGAGTCTAACGCCTTGCGAGCTTGTTCTAAATCTCTATCTTTTAAAGCCATCTGATACAGTTGCCAATAACTATCTGCTAATATAGCACGCTCGGCATTAATATCCGATTTATCAAGCTCGCCAAATATCTGCATTGCCCAAGAATAGTCGCGGTAAGCGGTAGCTTGGCTTACTTTCATCTCTCTAATATGTATCTGTATTGCTTGGTGCTTAGAGTACTTGTTGGTGAGTCGTAAGCCGTGTATATGACGGAGACGTGCCTTGATTGCCTCTTCGGCTGGGACAAGCTGAAAGTTCTCGTCAATGTACGAAGCGGAGATGCGTTGGTAAGTGCTATCTTTGCTAAATTTAGTAATTTCCATAGGTAAGACTTAGAAATAGAGTCCGCTTTTGAGTTTCTCCACTTGTCGGGCAGCGTTTGAAGGGACATAGCAAGCTATAGCTTCTTTTTCAAGCAACTGCTTGAGCTGTGCCAGCTCGTGACGAGCGAGTTGTTGCAGGCGTTGGGCAACGGCATATACTTCGGCAGCATTTAGTATCTTACTCTTTTGCCAAGGCAACTCCTCCCACTGCTGAATGATAGCGGTAGTGGTGAACGAGAAGCTATGAACTTGGGCGGTTTCGGCTATGGTAAAGAACACTGTGGTACGCTGTAGTTTTTCCCATATAGTGGGATAATTGTGTAAATCATTAGGGGTACAGGTGCTGAGCTGGGGAGCCAGCATACTCTCCCATACCCATTGCATTATTGGCTGTAATTTGGTGAATACCTCCCACGAGCTGTTTAAGCTGTAGTACTTCTCAAACTCATTCACGGTACTAATGATACCGTTAGAACGCTGTAGTTTACCTTCTGTGATAAGTAGCTCTATACAGTTGTTCAAGGCACGGTCGGCTATAGCGATAGACGAAAGACCCAAGTCACGCAAGTCGTACCAAGGTGACTTTTCCATCTTATCGTCAGTATAGTAGTTGCCACCCGTATTGGAGAGGTTTACCTTTAGAAATGGAATAGCATAGGCAATGGCATAATTGGCAACAGCTTTCTTTAGAAGTTCTAATGTCTCACCGCTTGCCTCACTAACTATCGTTTTAGAAACGTACGGATACACTTTCACACGGAGAGCCTCCTCAATATAGGTTTTGAGGAGTTCAAAATCCAAACGGTTAGAAACGTTAGTATATTGTTTGATTTCTTTAATATCTGTAAACATAGGCATTAGAATTTAGTCGTTAGATGACAATTGAAATTCGACAACAAAGCTATGCAAGTTACGGGTATTGTCGAAGGACAGAGGTTTCTGAGTAATCGGAATAGCCTTGAGCCACTCATTACCAATACGCAGGAAACACACAGGCGACTTGATAAGCTCCCACAGCACTTCTATCTCTTCGGGAAAGAGCCAACCGGTATTGAGCTTGTAGGTACGCTTGGTTTTCACTTGTGCTTTGTAGTCTTCACTTTTGAGCACATTGTCGGCGAGAGTGTGTTCATAGTTTATTAAGGCTTCATACTCGCCCGCAAAAGAGAACCAATCGGGGCAGTAGTTTTGATTTTGAAACAGTGCACTGATAGGTGTACTGTTAGGCTCTGGTTTAGGTTCAAGACTGAGAGCTTCCTTGCTAATGATAGCAGTAGCTCCATAAGTAGCATCTGCTGTAGAACGTAAAAAACTGAAGTTAGCTACACCTATTGGGTCCTTAATAGCTGATAAGTCAATGAGATTCGAACCTATTTGTCCCAGCGAGCGAGCGCGTACCTCTTGGGTGAGTGCGGATACCGATATAAGGCTCTGCGTATAGGTAGAGCGCAAACGGCTTTGGGTAAGGTATGGGTAGGCTTTAGGCTTCTTGCCTGGCAGGTAGTACAGGTCGGTAAGGGTATGAGTTTTGAAAATCTCGCCTTTGAAGTTTGTCTCTTTTATGACCGCTGATACCTTGGTAGCTTTGAACAGTTCTTTTGGGACGAGTAGCTTCTGGGTGTTAATTTCTAAAGTGGGGGTAATATCTCTAAAGAAATCTTGCACCTCCTGCCCTATATCCACCGTTGCTACGCCCTCGAAAAATACGTAGTCGTAAGTTTGGGTAGTGGTGAATGCACGCCCGTAGCCATTGAACTCCATTGTAAGGGCAACGCTTACGAACTCGCTTTTGAGGTCGGTTTGGCGTATGAGGGTGAGCTCTTTATCGAGGCAGAAATATACTTTTTTGGTAGCGAATGTTATGTCCGTTTGTACGGTAATGAGTACCTGCACTATCTGTTCACTACCCGCTGAAGAAGTTACCTTGAGCCAGCCTTTGTGCTCGCCTACCGTCATCAATTCAGACGATTGCGAGCGGAATTTTACCACGACTTCAGGTTCGCCATTGCCTTTGAGTTCGGTGACCTCCAAAAAATCGGAGTTGTTGATGGAAAAAGTAAGTCGGTTAGGGTTTTTAATGGTAAACACACCCTCGGCACGCTCTTTCTTGTCGGTTTTGAGTAGGTATTTAAATTCCTTTTTGTCGATATGAAAGGCAGTAGTATCGTTGATAATGGTGAGGTTGATAGTAAAACCGATATACCTTCCTTCTATATTAAAATGATTTTCAAAAGTAAGTGTTTGATTTTTACTTAAATCAAAATCAAGAGTTTTTATAGTAGGGTTTTCTTTGTAAAACTGAGAGAGCGAAAATACTGCTGTTGCTTTGTTTTTAGTTCCCGTTAGATGTATATCAAACAAACTGCGTCCAACGCTATTCCATTCCACGCCTTTGATGGTGAAAGGGGTATTGATAGAATGATCCTTATACCATTCCGCTCTTGTATCAAAATTTATATGATCTGATAAGCTTTTGTTATACCAAAAGTTGTGATGTAATTTGATTCCGTGATAGTAATCAAGAGGTTCAGTAGAAAAACTAAACGAAGTATCGCCCGTGAGTTCTTTGGTAGCCGTGTTGAGCACCATATTGAGTACGGGTTTGTCGTTGGGTTTAGGTTTAGGGGTCGCTTTATTGATACGGCGTAGGGTAATTACTGCCTCTTTACGCTCGGTAGGTAGATCTATTTCGGTTACTTTACCACTCTTCTCTTCGGTAGCAATTACGCCAAATGTAACCTTTATCTGTATATTTTCGTTTTCTGGTAACTTATTAAAGTTGTTGTAATGTAGGCGCAAATTGTGTTTGAGCCCCTTTAAATTATCTAACTCTTGTCCATCAGGAGCGAGAAGCTCTACATAATCATTAGGAGCTATACGCGCATAGTTGCGAAATCCTTTATACTTCTTATAAATTGTAAGTAGATTCAATTCAGGAAATTGTACAGTAAGGATTTCGGTAGAAGGGATAGGTTGGGAGGGGTGCCATTCCTTCAGAATAGACGCTGGAGAAACTTCCCAGTCGAGGATGGGTTTTTCAACAGGGTAGCATATTTTACTATATAAAAATCCTCCCTGTGAGGTACTTCCCACTCTGGTGGTGTAGCATTCTTCTGATGTATAGGTTCTAATAGGCATAGCGTTTGTATTTTATCAATTTTTTATATAGGTCTATTTCAAATTGCTCATTAGGTCGCCAAAACTCAATAGCAATAATCTTTGTAACGAGAATCACGCGCTCTGGTCGTATCTCTATTCTGTCATCAGGAAAGAGCAAAGGTAATTGATATTCTAAATAACGGTGAACTTGCCAATTCTCTACAATTAAGTCGATATCCTTAGCGAGGTAGTTCTCGGAATATACCCCTTGCATTACCTTGGCAACTGAACCACATATCACGGGCAACTGCTCATCAGAGAACTCATTGAGCACGGCACTGTAGATAGTGTCGAGATAGGCATTTAGACGATTGTCCTTAAATATATTTAAATCGGTAAATGTGGTATACATTAGATAGCAATAGTTGTGATTTCTACTTGGTAGTGCTCTTTATCGAGTACAGTTTTGTTGATACTCTTGATAAGCATTCGTTGCTTGTAAGCGAGAATGGTATCACGCAAAACAATATGTCTAAACCGGTTCTTATTGCATACGAAGCTCCAAGTGTATTCAGCAGCAGCAATACGCATCTTATACCAATCTTTCCAATATTGTGCTACTAAGGGAGGCGTGAGGGATTTGCGGAAACCTCCATTATTTCCGTCATACCAAATCAGCCCTATAGTAGCTTCGCCACTCTTGCGTGCAATAGGGGCATAATTTCCCTTGAACATCACACGAGGGAGGCAATATCCTCCTATCTGTACTTCGGTAACATCAGTGAGCTTACTTGCTTCTTGTGGACTGAGCACTTGGTAACTGTTATCAGTTACCTGTACAATAGGCAACTGATAGGCTTTGTCGTCCATCTCTGGGAACTTGATAAGGTAAGACTGCTTGGTGAGGAAGTTTTTTTTAGGCTCTCGTACTTCCCAAGAGCGAAAGTCTTTAGCAAGTGAGCGTTCTTCTAAGCGAATACGATTCATATAGAGCTTATTGCCCTTAATGGTCATATCGTAGTTCTTCCAATTCTTAATAGTCTTCACAAGTTCGCCAAATGTAACGTCGGGCACAGCGCGCTTTAGATCTACAATGTTAGGGTTGATAACCTGTTCAATCACATTGCCATCCTCACTATGTTGTGCCACAATGTTCAAGCTCATTGTCAGCTGTGGCTGTGGAGTACCTTCTATTTCCAAAGCGAGGGTTTGCAAAGTGGTATCAATAGAGATGAGTTGAGTAAAACTCAGCGTATCGCTACGTTCAAAATTAAACTCACGAATTACCACGTTATCCAATTTCAACCGCAAAACAGCTGTACCGTTGATATGTTGGTTATCGCACACCAGTCGCCAGGTGCCTGCGGTTAGAAACTCATAAGTAGGTGCTACAGCTGTGAGTATGTGCTCTTGTTGTGCAGTAGTGAGGTAGTACGGGATATTGCTGTAGAGCACTTGCTGACTAAAATCTTCATCAGTGAGGATATCGCCTGCCAACTCATAGCCTGCATCGGAAAAGCCCGTTTTGAGCACATAGAGCAGGTAAGGCATAGGGTGAATGATGTTGTAGCTTCTATTAGGCTCGTTACGAGTAAAACCATCTACACTATTACCAAGGTTGATAAATTGCAAAAAATGCTCCCAACCTTTTTGGCTTGTATCTTTAGGGTATACTACTCGCGGGAAATTGTAATCAACTTCGGGGTATTTTTTAGTACATATCTCTTTGGCGTGATCATATATATCCGGCACTCGCTGGCGTAATAAAGGGAGGTCACAAAGCTTTCTATCAAAATTTGGCAACTGTTCAAACCCTGAATCTATCTGTGCTGATACTAAGTTGCCTTCTACCGATAGTATTTCAAGCGTACCCTTTCGCACTCTACCATCTATTATGTGATACCCGTCATATTTCTTCTTAAGTCCTGTTGCATTCAAAGCGGTATAATTACCCATACGCATTCTGAGGTCTGCGTTCATTTGAAATTCAAACGGCAACGAATACTGGGTAAAGAAGGTATCTTTAAATCGCGGGTTCTCCTCTTGGTAGGAGATGGAGATACGCGAAAGGTCCAGCACGAATTGAGAGGTAACGAAGCTATCGGTCATTTCTTTTTAGATAACAGGTAATAGGTAACAGGTAAAAGTAACAGTAATATCCACCAATAACTAAAATAGTTACGGTGTACATCTTTCTGCTTGGTAGTAGTGGTGCTTTGTGTTTTTTGTAAAGTTTCAGACTTTGTAAAAGTGGTTGTAGCACTATTTTGTACAGTTACACTCAGCGTTCCCCCCTTAAGGGTGATTTTCTCTACTATCTTCCCGTTTACCTCGTGGGTATACTCTAAGGGCGTATCGGGTCCTACAGTACTCAACTGATAGCTGAGTAGTGAATGCTGTAAAGAAGCAAACCTTGAGCCCACCGTAGCGAGCTCAGAGGTTTGCGTAGCAACTTTCTCGGCAACAGTCCTTTTAGTGTTACACGAGATAAAAAACATAAAAAGCAATATGTAAGCAATACGTTTCATTAGCTATTCTTTTCGATAGTGCAAATAACATCCTTGAGAGTTTTAGCATAATTAGGGGCAGTAGCATACCCCGCTTTAGCAACTTCTTCAGCAAACTTGCGAGGGTCAGACTTAACCAATAACGCTTTGGCATATCGGGGATTTTTGAAAAAGAATTGCGCGTGGTCTGTAAAACTCTCTTCAGGAGTGTTGTACTTTCTGAACCAATCAAGCACTTCATACAAGTATTTTTTGTCCGCCCGCTCTGTAATACTTAGTACTTTTGGAAATCTATACCCTTGCTTTTTATCAGCAAATACTTCTGAAGTTTTTACTAATTGTTTCTTTTCAGCGGGCGTGCTTTTGCTCGCTTTTACGCCAAAAAACATATTCCCAGGGACACTCTCGCCCCAACCACTCTCTAATGCCGCTTGTGCTAATATAAAGAGGTGTGAAATACCCGTTTTGGTCTCGGTTTCAAGTGCAAAAGGGCGGTATTTTGTTATAAATTCTTTTGGTGCCATTCTTCTGTTTTTACATTATTATCTAAATCATCAGGCATTTCGCCTTTGCTTGTTTGCTCAAAAAAAGGTTTTAATTTACCACTCTTCTCATAATTATACAACGCCCTCATAAAGAATTTAGGCGGAAATCTTCCGTCTGAAAGAACAAATGCATTCTTAGCAATGCTACTTACTGGGTACATTAGAGTCATAATTTGAATAGAGATTGCAAACATTTTGCCCATTTCGGACTCGCTTAGTGGGATTTTTAATATAAAAAGGGAAATGTACACACAAGAAATTATAGCTATCTTTTTTATAGTATCTTTAAATAATTCCTCAAAGCTGAAATCTCCCGCTATATAGTGATACCACATACCTACTAACATATCAATAAGTAGTACTACACCTACACCCGTGTAAAATAACACACTTCGTTCATCAGAGGAGAAGTAAGAGTACAATAGTAATAACGGTATGCTTTTAAAGAATACCACAAAAAAGTAATACACTCTATCTCTCAAGTGTATTTTGTCGTCAAAATAAAAGAGCAATATCAAAGGGGTTGCCCATATTGCTATCTTTATTTTAGCTTTCATTAGCCAGTTCAGTAGTTCTTTCATTATTTTGTTAAGAATTAAAATTAATTAAATACTCGAGGAATTATTATTTTTGTTAATTGTTTTTTAAGTTGTTGTAATGTTGGTAAATTATATTTGTAAGGTTCAACTTCTATTTCCAAAGTTTGTTTATCTTTGATTTCAAAATAGGACTTAGTTCTAATTCCCTTATCTGCGGGAAATACATTTTTATTATTTAGAAAAACTCCTGCATTTTCATTACTTATTTCTATTGTAACTGAACCTTCAAAAGTACCATTCAAACATATGCCTCTAAATTCTAAATCAAGATGTTCATTTAAATTTAATAACAACTGTCTTTTTAAAATCCATACCAAAGGATTTTTAGCAGAGGGCACAACGCTACCCACTAACAACTTTGTTCCAAAATTTCGTTCTCTATTTTCTAAATAGACAGAAAAAGTGTTAATAGAAAATTTATCAAAAGAGTCATAACTCTCTTTAGTAGCAAAAGTTATTTCTACATCATTGTTGCTGTTATTTCCCCATTGAAAATATTGTATTGCATTCATAGTTTCTGTATGTATTTGATAAGAGGGTAAGGCATAAAACTCGCAACTATATCCCACCAATCTATGAATGTCTTCTTCACATACTTATCATAAAGCTCTTTTAGTAATCCTACTAAAAACACTACTATTAAAGCAGAAATTAAAGCATGTAAAAAGGAGCGTTTAATGTAAGACAAAATAAAAATTATTAGAAAAATAATATTTCCAATTTTAGAATGTAACAATTTGTCTTCTCCTTTTAAATTTTCTAAAATTTTGTTTTTTAAATTAGTAAATCCAAACATATGTATATAAAATTTTTATTTATTAAACATTTCTTATATCAATGTAACAATCGTTTCCATATCTTGATATTACAGCGGTAGAACCTTTCTTACCATTAAATTGATTATCAATAGTATAAATAATATTTTTTCCATTACAAGAAAAAGAAACAACACCACTATCAAAAACTTTTCTAAATGATACACTGCTCAAATCATCAATTGTATTAAGTTCAATATTACAAGGTGTTGTCACAAAAAGAGTTTGATTTTGATGAACTTTTTGCAATGTTGTATTTTGAGTACATTCTACCCCCGCCCTTAAAACATCATCATACCAAGCCAAATCACGAAATTTACCATTATCATCATTAAATCTACTACTATCAACTGAATTTCGAACACCAATACGAGTTGCTGGATACCAATTGGGTTTAAAAAATTCTAATGAAGATGCTGAAGAATTAGCAGGAAAATTTACATATATACCACCTCCACCACCAAGTCTAATTCCCCAACAACCGGCTGGTCTATTTTTAAATGTTTCTAATTCTGAAAAATCTACTTGTTCCTTATAAAAATCAAAATCTTCAGGAGCTGGTGTCCAATCTGTAGGTTTGTTACCCAATTCAATTTTCGGATTAGACACTTCAGCCTGGTCAGCACTAATCTGTACAAACATTCCTGATATTCTTATATCTTTTACAGTTTTATTAGGTAAAAGTGTAATAACTCTGTAAAACCTTTCACCATTAATTGATTTTCCTACATCACTATCTGAAATATTTAACCAATAATTAATATATTGTGGTGTACCATCTGTATATTCAATAAGACCTTCAAAACCTAATCTTCCTTTTGGACTAACACTTTTTAAATTAGTATATTTAATAAAGCAGGAAACAACAAAGGAAGTTGTAGGCTGTTCTGATAATATTTTTTTAAAATCAGGTGATATCCCAATAACGCCTGTTATAGCATTTGCTGATGATGTTATTAGAGTTTGTTTTGAATTTAATAAGTAATTCCTTCCACCTATCTGTAGATTACCAACAGTTTTTTTTAAAGCTTCAGAAAATTCAGCAGAACTCCCTTCTATAAGCTTTTTAAGATCTTGTGCTGTACCACTATACCCACCACTTTGTAACGCGCTACTGATCTTCTTACGTTCTTCTTCAGGTAATATCACGGGGACATTTTTGTTGAACACCAAACGTTGTAGTGCTTCTTTGGCAGCAGTAGGGTTGTCATATAACACACCGTCAATTTCTACCTCACTCACCAAGGCTTCGAGGATAGAGAAGTTTACATCAGAGGCTGAACGCACCACCAGGCGATCGTTATCTACTTGAGCGGTGAAGTTGCGAAGCACGAGTATACCATTGTACTCGAATACGTATTCTTGTAATTCTCCTGTAAGAGGATTTATTTTGTATTTTGGTTCCATTTGTTGAGCAACTTATTATGGTGCAAAGGTAAAATACTCTTCCTTT